ATAATTAAGTTTCATTTTTTATCCTCCTTTTTGATTATAGAATTTTTTGAAACAAATGTCAACCACATTTTGCGTAGCCACATTTAGCACAAGTTACACACCCATCTTGATAAGTCAAGCCTTCTTGTTCGCAAACTTCGCAGACTTTATCGCTCTCCACTTTTTCCCCATTTTGAATGTAGTTCTTAAGAATTCTCGCGACACACCTTGAGAAGCTGAACATGTCACTGTCTCGATCTTTATGGAGTTGTTCAACGAGGAAGCTTGGTTTTGCTCCATGCCGCAGTGCGAGAGAAATCATTCTTGTGAATGCTGAATTTGTTGGGTTGTCAAAAACGGTCACAACATCTTTGATAAAAATAGCGTCGTCCCCTTCGTCTACTTGAAGATCGTATCTGTTGTTTCTGGTTTTAAAGGTGTGTTTTGTCAAAGTTCCATGAATATGTTTTTTTGGGATCTCGATCAAGTTTGAAAGACCTCCTAAAACTTCATATGGCTTGTCATCATAAATACCGATAAGAATTGTCCATTTTTCACCTTGGATAGTGGTATGGTGGATATCACAAAGAAGGTCTTTCGGTCTTTTCGGAGCACCATTTTGTGGAAATGTTCCCTTGGAATTTTTTGTTACGAGAACGCCACTTCTGCTTCCGTCAACATAAACTGTTATACCTTTAAGCCCTTTTTTCCACCCTTCGAAATAAAGTTTGCCTACAACACTTGGGTCGGTGCCCTTTGGTAGGTTGATAGTTGAGCTAATCGAATGATCTATACTTTTTTGGACGGCAGCCTGAATTTCTACTCTTTTTGGCCAGTCAATTTGGTCACTCTCAACAAAAAAGTCCGGGACTTCTTCCGTTTTTAGTAGATCTAGATATTCCTGCAGATTGTGGTGGAAAACATCGTATTCTAACCATTTGTCTCCAAGCTCATCGATGTAGTCCGGTGTAATATCTTTTTCGTTGTGAGAAAGCTTGCGCCTTCGTTTGTAAGAATTTCTAAAGACGGGTTCAAGTCCAGAGCTGGTTTGTGACATAATAGAAACAGAACCAGTGGGAGCGTTTGTAAGAATGGAGATATTGCGTCTTCCAAATCTGGAAATTTGTTCCTGCAAAATTTTTGGCAGTTTCGAAATATAGGAATTCGATTTCTCTTTCTCCCAATCAAATACTGGAAAAGCTCCGCGTTCCTTTGCTAAATTAACACTTTCTGTATACGCAGCATCTCTTAAAGTTTCATAAATTTTTTCTATCACCTTCAAGGCCTCGTCAGAATCATAGCGAAGGTTCAGACATGCAATTGCGTCCGCTAGTCCATGAGTCCCCAGTCCAGTTCTCCTACCATTTTGACAAGCCTTTAAAAGATTTTTCCATAAAGCTCTTTCGTCCTTTGTATCACAAATTTTAATAATATTTTCGAGCTTCTCAATCTCAAGTTCCACCAAATCATCTGACAGTCTCATCGCTTGAGTTGCAACTTTATAAAGTTTATTAAAATTAAACTTCGGATTCTTGAACGGCTTACTTACGAAATTTTTGAGATTGATCGAAATTAAGCGGCAACTATCATAAGCAGAAAGTGGTATTTCTCCACAAGGATTCGTCGTAATAGTTTTAAACCCGACATCAGCATAACATTCTGCTGGAAGGTTATTAATGATATTGTCCCACATCATGAGTCCCGGTTCAGCCGTTTTCGTTGCTGACTCAACAATGAGATCCCACAATTCTTTTGCTTCGATTTCTTTTGTTATGGTTGGGTTACTAGAATTGACAGGGAACTGCAAAGTGAACTTTTGTTTATTTTCAACTGCTTCCATGAACTCATCACTTATTTTAACTGATACGTTTGCTCCGGTAACCTTCGTTAAATCGTGTTTCATAGCCACAAATTGTTCAACATCAGGATGCTTTACGTCCATCGTGATCATTAACGCTCCTCGTCTTCCGTTCTGCCCGATCATGCGACATACATAAGAATAGAAATCAGCGAAGGACCAGGCGCCAGTTGTAGTACCGGCAGAGTTGTTAACAGAGGCGTTTTCGGGACGCAATTCAGAAATGTCGAGCCCTACACCACAACGGCGCTTAAACAGGTTAGCGAGGTATTTACCTGAATCAACAATTGAAGAAATATTGTCCTTCGGAGAATCGACGACGACGCAATTTGATAAAGAAACGTTAACGTAATTGTTTCCAATACCCATCATTGGAGAGCCTTGAGGAACAACGTATTTGAAGTTTTTTAGCAGTTCATATATATCGTCTTGTGAAAGCGCACCTTTTCCGCCAAACTTTTGCTCCATTCTGGCAAATTCTTTCGCCATACGAACGTGCATATCGTTAGGGCTCTCTTCTACGAAGTCGCCTTTCTTATTTTTTAAGGCATACTTGGTCATCCAAACGTTAGCAGCCAGCCGATCATCGTTAAAATATTTTAACGCAGTCTCTTGTACATGTTCTTCACTGTGCATCTTTCTTGTTCCTCCCGTTTTTAAATTGTTTATATTTTTCTTTCAGTAAGGTCGCCTGCTCTTTAGTTTCCTTTGCTGCTTTATCTCTAGCTGCTTTAGCATTAAGATCGTCGATGGATTCATCAATAGATTCAAACACTTTAATACAGACATTTGAAGTGTCCATAAATATAGGGTGTATCAGTCCATCGGGACCAAACCTATTTTTAGCAACAAACAATTTTCCAGTGTTTGTATTTTTGTGCTCAATTGTCCTGGAAATGGAAAAAATAAAATCTGCGACGAAACATTTGTTAAAGGCTTCGGAAATAGATTCCATTGTTATAACTTCAGCATTCAATCCAGACCTATTAGTTTGTGAAGCTGTCCAAACAGGACAGTCGAATATTTGAGCAATNGCTCTTAACTCTTCATAAATAGATTCNAANTCCATTCTTTTCTCTTTNCGAATAACATTTGGTTTTAAAAGATCTCCGTAATCAACAAGAACCATATCAACATTAAAATCTCGTTGCCGTAATTTTTCAAGATGATTTTCTAAAGTTCTTGTAGAGGCTGACTTTGTTGGATATTCTTTAACAATCAAGCCACCTTCAAGGTCTTGAACATTCTCATAAATCTGTTCTTTGAACACAAACAAGTCTTTAAGTGGTACTCCCGTTATACAACTGTCATATCTTGATGCTACCATAGTATCGGATAATTCTAAAGTGTAATGGACAACATTTTTTCCTTCTTTTATTGCTTGAGCACCAAGATGAACCAAAACCATAGATTTTCCTGCTCCAGTCGGCGCAACAACCACTCCAAGCTCCCCTCTGCCAAGCCCGCCTTTCGTTATGTCATCAATATAATCCCACCCAGTCGTCACAGGGTTTCTAGATCTAATCTGAAATCTTTTTTCAAAATCCTTCAGGTAATCATAGCCAAAATTGTTATCACATCCTAATTTGAGAGCATCGTTAATTGTACATGCAATCTCATCAAATGAAGAGCTTTTGAGAAGCCCAACACTTTTAAGCATGGCCTCTTTCAGTACTTGTTTCCTACAAAAATCAAGAGCAGTGTCCTTAATATACCCCTCTCCCTCAACTTCCATATCAGATTTATGAATTCTAGAAAAATAATCTCTCACTTGTTTTTGTGTAGCGTCATTTTCATCATCTAATTCAGAACGCATTATTGTTAGCATGATGCGAACTGTTGGGTGGACTTTATACTTCTCTCTGTAAGAGAAAACTTTCTCAATAAAAACACGAAGATACTTGAGTTCCAAGAACTGTATATCTAACACCTCTTCGATTTGATCGCAAAAAATTCTGTCTTGCAGAATCAGTTGGCATAATTTTTCTTGAAAATCTTTGCCATATTTTGAAAAATCTACTCTCTCTTCTTTTGTCATAATTGCTCTTTTTTTTTGGTGCGCCCGGCTGGACTTGAACCAGAGACCTCCACCTTATAAGAGTGGCGTTCTAACCTACTGAACTACGAGCGTGAATATTAACTATAAAAATATTTTATATCATAGTTATACATCTTCTTAATTTTTTTAACGACTGCTTTTGCAATCATCCTTCTAGAAATTTCTGAGGAGATATTTGTTGAATAACTGTTAAAATCTTCAAGTATTTCAATTATAATTTTCTCCATCTCTCTATCTTTATCGTGAATCATTATTCTAATATACACTAATCTTCTTTCTTTGTCAAGTTCATTCTTTCCATGCACTTGTCATAATATTTTTTATCTAATTCACATCCGATAAAGTTTCTTCCTGTGTTGTTCGCGGCCATGGCAGTTGTCCCAGAACCAAGAAAACAATCCAAAACAGTGTCACCCTTGTTTGAATGTTTGGTGACTAACTCCTCAAACAAAGGCAGACTCTTCTGAGTTGGATGACATCTATCTTTTCCCGAATGAATTGGATACTGGTACATGCCGTTATCATACGAACTGTTGAAAGTAGGCTTTTCTTTCTTAACTCCAAGAAGAGCTATTTCCCTACAATTTGTAAGATAATTAAGGCTGCTATTGCGAGGCTGCGGGTTTGTTTTTATCCACTCAACAAATCTCAGTTGCTTGAAGTTGGTTCCTTCCATTTTTTCCTTCAGATAAGATATCTTCCAGAGATCGAAGAATATAATACAAGTTCCGCTATTCTTAAGAACGCGATAAAATTGCTCAACAAACAAATCCAATTGTTCCATGGAAAAATCAGAATCCCAAGAGCCAAAGTCAGTTTGAACAGCATATTTTTTGCCGTAAATGCTTCCGTACTTTAGATAATCTTGTTTTAGTTTTTCTAGTTGCTTACTACGTAAATCCTCCGGCACATTGCCGGCTTCAAACCATCGTTCCCATTCTTCAGCAGACTTATAGTTGCCCCACTCTTTTTCGGTTTTTACATCGACCGAGCCAGACTTATTTTGTTGATTTACATGTTTGACCCATTTATCCATACCTGATTCTTTAGAGGTTATGTATGGAGGGTCAATTAGAACGAGGTCTATAGAGTTGTCTGGAATATCTAATAAAAACTCGAGACCTTCTTTGTTGTATATTTCAATATTATTCTGCAACTTGACGACTCATGACTTCTGGTTTTTGAAAATCAAAATGTGGTTCATTATCCTTAGAGCCCTTCTTTCTATTTTCTTTCGTAGTCATAAGTTCAGCATTTTCTATGGCTGTTTCACCGCCGTTAGCAACGGATTTAACATGGTCAGTTTCGTACTTGCCTCCCCTGTAAAGATCAAGTATGTCAACAACATCTCCGTCTCTAGTTTTCCCACCTTGAAGTCCCCACAATTCAAGCTTGTCATCGAATGTAAAGTTGTCCTTGCTGGTTCGAATCTTTGGTTTTTCACTTAGCACGCTATTGTTAATAAGCTCTTCTTTCTCATCATACAGGTCTCTGCCGAAAAGCAGCGCGGTTTTCCTATAAAATTTTTGATCACCATAAGTCGTAGTCCAATGAATGTAAGACTTTTCTTCTTTCTCTTTTTCTATAACAGTTTCAGCATATTCATTATACTTTGTATTCTTCGTTAGGAACCATGTCGAGAAGTCCTTATAATCGTCGATTTGGAGACCATACTCATCAACGAGGTAAATGACGTCACAGAGATTATGCCACAGTCCGGTTGTTATTTGGTTCTTATTCAGTACCGCAGCCCTACATTTTTTGACCTCTTTTAAAATATTTCTAACAGTTGTTTGCGTATTTGAGTCGACACTATTATTTTCTTCGTAATATTCATCCAAGGCTTTTTTCTTAAGACTGGTATCGAAGCTTTTGTCATGCTTAATGCAAAGCTGCGCTGTCATTGATTCGTGAGTTCTTTTATCGTAGCTATTAGCATTTTTGAATACAAATAGAAAACCATCTCTAATAGTTGACATATTAGCAATCTCTCTAATAGTTGCCGCCAAGTCAGTTGGATTTGCTTGCCTCCACTCTTGGTGATTTAGCGGTATTGCTCTATTTACGTTCCTAAATATATCACACATGGCATCTTTAGAAATTCTCCTTAGTATAATTTTTGTTAGCTGCTTGTAGTGGAGAACAGAGTCTTGCTCTTCTTCATCAAGATCTTTAAAATATTTTTTTATTCTCGCTCCAGTTACAGAATCCGGAATTAACGCTGGAAGCTTTCCTTCCACAAACCCACTGATCGAGCTTGCGGTGTTATTGCCATCAATGCTAATCTCCTCAAACCCCTGATCTAAGACCCCTTGAAAATATTCGATATCTTCCTGAGATTTTTGTTCTTTGGCCCACCTAAGACAATCTTCTACCTTAGCAGTCATGACTCTTGAACCAACTGCTCCTCCAGTGATAAGATTGCCAACAAATTCTGAACACTGCTTTTTATCCCAACCTGATCCACGGTCAATGCCGCCATATCTTTGAAAAGACCCATCCAAAAATGTTTTTAGATATTGTTTAGCAATCTGTTTTATGCTTTGTTTTTCTTCCTTTTCGTCCCAAGGATCCGCGTCAATTATTTTATATGTCATGCTTAGTAAGCTCTCCTTTTATTTTATATTACTTATCATACATCATCTTTTGCTTGTTGTCAAGCAAAATCTTTTCATTGTTGCAAACATTTCTGACCAATCGTATGCACCAATTCCATCTTCAATCATCAAGCCGATGCATTGAGTTTTATTCAACTCAGGTGTCATCTCCTGAATTGCGTACTTAATCTTTTGACTTGCCTGCACCGAGATAAGAGGAGTATATAACTGCATCATTTTATAATTTCTCTGTATTTTCTTCTCTCCGCTCAAAATATTATGATGAACTTTTAATGGCTTCTCCACTGATTCACAAGCTTCAAAAAGTGTCTGGATCTCATGCGGATTAGCCTCTGAGAGGAACGGAAACCGCTTAGCAACGGTCTTTAAGCCCGCTCCCCCTACACCGTCTAGATTGTCGCTCTTGTCGCCGCAAATGGCCCTTGCAAGGGCGAAGTTGTTAGGGTGTATACCAAACGTCTCAACTAGTCTTTTGACGTTTATGAACTCAATTTGGACCGGCCTATAAACTACTGTTTTATCATTACAGAGTTGATAGAAATCTTTATCACTTGAAATTATAACCTTCTGAGCGTCCTTAAAATGCTGCATTTGTGCAACATAACTAATGATGTCATCTGCTTC